GGTGCTGCTGGATCAACAGGTAATACGGGAGCACAAGGCTCAACAGGAACAAAAGGTAATACGGGAGCACAAGGCACAACAGGAGCTGTTGGAGCACAAGGAGCAGCAGGGACTAATGGAACTAACGGTGCAGTAGGTGCTACTGGAGCACAAGGAGCAACGGGTGCTGCTGGATCAACGGGTAATACGGGAGCACAAGGCTCAACAGGAACAAAAGGTAATACGGGAGCACAAGGAGCAGCAGGGACTAATGGAACTAACGGCGCAGTAGGTGCTACTGGAGCTACTGGAGCACAAGGAGCAACTGGTTCCAATGCTTTAGTAACAAAAGCCGTAATCGAAGATGCTATCGACATACAAACTTTAGCGTTGCGTGGCGCTTTAACGGTTGCAGGGGATATAACGGCATTTAAAACATCAGATAAAAGGCTCAAAACAAATATCAAACTCTTAGAAAATCCATTGGAAAAATTAAAAAAAATAAATGGATATTCATTTGATTGGATAGAGAAAAAAGAAATACATTCAAATACAGGCAGAGATGTAGGTGTTTTGGCTCAGGAGGTGGATGGAATATTAAAAGAAGCAACTGTTACTAGAGATAATGGATACATGGCTGTAAGATATGAGAAAATAATCCCGTTATTGATCAATTGCATTAAAGAACAACAAAAACAAATAGATGAATTAAAAGCAAAATAATATATCTAATAAAATAATAATTAAATATATTAATGAGTATTCCTGGTGCACCAAATCCTGTTAAATGGAGTGATATTTATAATGCCGTTACAGGCAAAATTCATAACGGATCCACTTCAATAAATATTAGCGACTATATTGGACAAAATTGGAGTGATAATACATTTGTTCCAAGTAAAGATATTTCTATAGGCACACACTTTAGAGGAAAATCTATGCCCAAAGAAGAAGACCCTATCAAAGAACCACCACCAGAGCCTATCAAAGAACCGATCCCATTGCGATAATAATAGATCAAATAATTGTATTTATAATATAATGTTAAGAATTGGAATTAATAAAAAGAATACAATCGCGAAGAGACCTATGAACAAATAGAGTTATTTACTCAAGTTTAGGAAGTAATGTTGATGAACATAATAAAGGATGGTATGAAAAATATCTTTATAAAAGAATAAAGCAATTGAAATAACTGGTTCTAAATAACTAATTTAATACTATTTTGATTAAATAATATTAAACATAAAAAAAAAATAATGATTATAAATGAAACTAGAGTATACAAAAGATATATGTGGAAATGATATTTTACAAGATGAGACAGGTGTTCATCAAGTCATGATGGAGTGGGAAAAACCATACATGGAAAAATGCATCGAACACCTTGATCCATCGGGTTCGGTATTAGAAATTGGTTTTGGCATGGGATATTCTGCCGAAAAGCTTTGTTCGTTTGAAAATGTAACTGAATATACAGTGATAGAATGTAGCCCGATTGTATGGGAAAGATTTGAAACGTTTAAAAAAGAACTAAATAAAAAGAACTCTGATCTTAAAATTAATCTTATAAAAGGAAGATGGGAGGACATGTTACCAGTTACAAATATATTTGACTGTATTTTCTTTGATGATTATAATGGAGTCATTTCACACGAAGCAAGCAATCGGTTTAATATTTTTTTATATAACTTATTAGCAAATAAACATACAAAAGTGGGAAGTAAAATAGGAGCATATTCTACATGTATCCTTCAACATAAAATTGTAGGATTAGAATGTGAAAACAAAGAATATCTTATCGATGTTCCCAAACATTGTAAATATGCCAAAGGAAATAAAATGTATATCCCTATTTTTACACAAACGATTGAAATAGACAATGAAAGCGCAATAGAAAAATTAAAAGATCAATTAATAAATATTAAAAATCCACTACAAGAAAAAATTAAAACCCAAGTTGAAAAGGTCCAAGAATATTATAAAAAACCCAAATCTATCTACTGCAATTTAATGATTATTGATAATTTTTATATAAATGCCATGGAAACAAGAAAATATATATTAACGCAAGAATTCAAAGTAAGAGGAAACTATCCAGGTCAAAGAACGACTTCGAGAGCGAACAACCATTTGAAGGAAATGATTGAAGGATATATTCAACATTTTGCTGGAAAAATTGTGGATTGGAAAATGCCAGTAGAAGGTGATGATAATTCATCCATATATAATGGTGCCTTTCAGTATACCACAAGTCGTGATAGAACATGGATACATAATGATGGATGGAATAATTGGGCAGGAGTTCTTTATCTAACACCAAATGCACCGGTCAATTCTGGCACTGGTATATATCGTTTTAAAGATGGAACACGAACAGTAGAAGAAGCGGAAGCACGTGGAAATAAAAAAATATTAGATGAACATTCGCAAGATTATACTAAATGGGAACTCGTAGACAAAGTTGGCAATGTATTTAATCGCCTAGTTCTTTTCAATTCAAAGCAATATCATGCCAGCATGGACTATTTCGGAACCAACAAAGAGAATGGACGACTATTTCAAGTATTTTTCTTCTCAACAGAGAAATAATAAAAAATAATTATAATTTTTGTTATTAATTGTAATTATTAAAATTTTATTTTTTCATTTATATTATAGAGAATATTATGATTTATATTATTATCTTGTGTATGAGTAGAAATAACTGAATTAAAGCATTTTTTAAATTCATTTAATTTATCATTATGAACACATATATGGTCGGATGGGTATTTATAATCTAAATAAAAAATATAATAATTATTTTCTCTAATATACTCTATTAAATTTTTACAAGATTCGTTTAATTTATTAAGCTGATATTCTTCAAATTCTATAATTAAAATGGGTTTGTGATGTTGCAATAAATTATATGATCCTTTTAAAACCTTTTTCTCCCATCCTTGAACATCTATTTTAATAATATCAATAGGGGGAAAATCAATATAATCTAATTTAACTGATTTAACATAAGTAAAATTGTGCTTATTTATAATATTTGGTGTAAAATCACCCATATTTATAGAATTGTTATAATTTTCAACGATAGGCATTTTTATTGTATCATTCTCTTCTCCACAGGCCATTTTATAACTGCAAATATTTTTTATATTATTAAAATTAATATTAAAAGATAATAAATTATAATTTTGTTCTTGTGGTTCAAATGAAAAAACCTTATTTTTAACATATTTTGAAAATAATAATGAATGATATCCAAAATTTGCTCCAATGTCAATAATATTTTGGATAGGAAAATATTTATTATAATATTCAACAAAACTTGTCATATGAGGTTCCCAAGGTATATTTAAAGCTATACTACTTTTAGCAAGGTCGTCGTCTTTAAAAAATTTGAATTTTACATTATTAATTGTAACAATATTAGTTTCTAATTTATAATTAGACAATATATTATCAAATATATCCATTACTTTTTCAGGAGTATATTCTCTATAACAATTCCAATCTGAATGCTGTGAAAATAACTCTTTGATATTTGAAAAAATGTCTAATAATTCTTCGGTATTATTATATGTGATTGCTTTATCTCCCAATAATAAAATATGCTCTAGATCCCCACAAGGACATGTAATAATAGGTTTATTTTTTATAGAAAATTCAGCAATACATAGTCCAAATGTTTCTCCGTCTGACCTAGCATGGATCATCGCATCGCATGTGTTTATAAAATTTGTTTTGTAAAGCAAGTCAATATTTTTGTCCAAATAAATAATATTTGGGTGACTATAAAACTCAAATGTATTCATAAATAGGAAATAAACATTGTTACTTTTATTACTGTCTAAAAATTGTTTGATCGCATTATGTGTAATAGCCAAATCAAACTGGTGAAATCCACCATATCTCCCCAATACAATTGCTTCTTCTGGAATATTCAATTCATTTCTTAAATGTGTATCAGTATTAGGTAAATCAACCATATGTGGTAATACTGTATAACTAGTATTATTTTTGTTATTTAAGTGATTGCTAATAGATAAATTATAATCGCCTTCAGGACACAATGTATCAAAAACACAATGTTTAATAGTTTTACACTTATCCCAAATAGAGTTATTGTTAAACTGATAAATATCCTGACCCCCATGTGTAAGTGTATAAAAAAAATCTAATTTATACTTTTCTATCACAAGGTTCATATCAGTTATATCATTTATTTCAATCATTTCAAATCTGGAATTAAATTTTGGAAATGAAACTTTAATATCAGGAAAGCCATATTTTTTTTGCACATTATCTGAAAAATGAATAATATATGATTTATTTCCTAATATATTTTCATTATAATGTGCATAATCATATATAGCCACTTCTGTACCTCTTTCTGAAAAATGTCTTATGAAAAATCCAATGTTTTTATTAGTTTTTTTGTTTGTATAAAAATTAGTTAAATAAATATCATAATCAGGTGGTAAATTATTGTTATCTTCTATTGGTATATTTATTATGCTTACAGGTCTATCAAATAAGTCATTACCATTTTTTATTCGTTCTCGTATTTTTTTTTCGTCAGTAAACTCTACCTTATTATATTCTTGATGACCAAAATTTTCTATTTTATTTTTTATAAATTTTTCATTTCCAAAGTAACTTAAATGCCAACCAGCGTTTTTTATAATTGGACAACTATAAAATCGCAATTTGTCACATCCAATTTTGAGTTCATTATATTTTTGAAAGGTAAGTATTTTTGAATGTTGCCATTGATGATCCATCTTAGAATTTAAATTATTATAATATAAATCCATTTCAATTATATTTATATCCACTTTAATTTCATTATTTTTAATTTTTTTTAATAATTTAGGATTTGGTATTTCATCTAAATCGGTAATAGTAATTACATCATTATGTTGTAAATGTAATTTATTTATTCCTCTTGAAATACAGTCTCTTTGATATCGTTCATTAATCCATTGTTCTTCTTTTTCAATATTTATATTTGGAAACTTATGTGTAAAATCATCTACAATTATATGTATAATTTTATGATTAAATTTTTCAAATAAGTGTTTGTTTTCTTGATAAAATAATGGTTTTTCTTTACCGACATGAGTATGTGTTGCTTCAACTAATACAAAATAATCTACAACATCATTTAAAATATTTAAACGATAGTTTAGCATTTCTAATTCGTTGTAGAATGTAAAACAGTCTACTATTTTAGGTTTATTATTTATTTTTTTTAAAATAGTTAAACCGTTATTATTATGAAATCGTTCATGTAGACCCCAATCATTATTATTCTTTAAAAAATCATCTATTGCAGTCCATAATCCCATTTTAACATCATCAACAGACATTGAAGAAGCAATAGATAATTCTTTAATTTGTTCTTCTGTTAAGTTAGCTCTTATAGCTTCGCTAGTAAATTCATCAATTGTAGTATCATGCATAATAATATATTTATTAGTTAATTTACTGAATTTTGCCAATTCCTTTTTGAGATGACCACCAACATGCCAAGAATCAATGAATGTTAAATCAACATTTTCCTTCAAATCTAAATCTAAGTCACTTACCCATTCATATGAAACATTTAAATGAGAAATTGATTTTGTATATTCAAGTAATTTACTTACATCACACGGTTCAATGTCATTTAATATTAATTTTTTATTATCACTATTATTATTTATTAATCCATATACTAATGCCCATGATGATACAGAAGCACGTACTCCACATTCTAAAACAGAATTACATTCGGACGCATATTTATATAAAGTAGGTAAGTGTTCATAAATATCAATAGGATTCAAATAATAATCAAACGGGTTCTTATTTAAACACAATGTATCATATATTTTTTTTATGGTTTGTTTAGATTTACATGTAATATGATTATTAATATCATTATATCTCGTATTAATAAAACACCAATCAGCATCCGGTCCATTATTAGAGAATTTTTCCGCATATACTTGCCAACCATGGTCTATTAAAAAATCTCGTGTTTGATCACATAGAGGTGCTCCTTGATTATATTCAGTATGTTGTAATTCTACAATAAGAAATTTGGCTTTATTAATAATACTCATAGAACCTTTTAATATATCTAATTCAGCTCCTTGAACATCTATTTTAATTAAATCAGGCATAGGAATATTTTTATTCTTTACAACAGTTTCTAACTTCATTCCTATTTTATGTTTAATGTGATTTTCAGTAAAAATAGTATCAGAATCTCTATGTCCAATTTCCTTATAATAAGAATTTCCTCCAGACAGTTCATCATTTTGATAAAAACTTATTCTTTTATAATCTTCATCACATAATACACCTATATTATACTCATAATTTGTATTATTTTGTTTGTTATATTCATCATAAAACAGTTTCATTTCTGTCATAGCATCAAATAAATAAATTTTACTGTTATTCCAAATTTTACTAGCATGTTGTGTCCAGTGTAATACGGATGAACCAATATCATAAATTATCATATTATCAATGTTTAAATGTTCTTTTAATTCTTTCAGAAAATTAATATGAACCTGCGGAATATCAATTCTTGTATGAGTATCCTTTAAAATATTCAATACATAGTTATTATGAGCTAATGTGCCTAATTTATTATTATAAAAAACGATAATGGTATCTATATTAAAAAACTCATTATAGTCAATAAATTTAAGATTTGGATTTTTATTAATAAATTCTATATTCATTTTATATGAGGTTTCAGATAGAATATTAAATCCAGATTCTAATAAACGATTACATCTAATATGTTCGAAAATATAACTGATAGTAGTGCCAAGATTTCCATGTATATTTAAAATTATTTTACATTTTGCTAATTCCGTATCTCTATCGTGATCCCATCCATCAATTATATTAACAGTAAAATTATTTTCTTTTAAAAAATTAACTATTTTTAATCTTCTCTCTGTAATAACACCACCTAATGTTTTAATAATACCAAAATCATATTCTTTTTTTGTATTTTTATTTAAATTAATTAATTTTTCCAGTTCTTCGTCACTACATTTATACGGCAAATATATTTTGTTTTGAATGTTAATTTCATTTTCCTCTAATATTTTTAAATTACTTTCACTATAATCGTAATATTCCAAATTCGGATATAATTTTAAAATATTAATTATAGGTTCTAATCTAACAGGAATATTTAATGGTTCTGTATTTAAAAACCCAAACATCGTGCTTGGCAATTTACTCGTTAAGTCGTTATCAAATACTTCATATACGAATGTCACTTTTATAGGGGATGTTGTCAATATTACTTCTCTATCATTCGTTAAATAAATATCATATTCTGGATAAACACAGTTTAAATTATCGATATATTGTCGAATCATTTTTGTTTCAAAATTAGAGGAACAATAAAAAATCCATTTCTTTTTATTCAATCCTAACATATTACACCACTGTTCAGCTCTATTTCCCCAAGAACACGCAAGAGCATATTCTTTTCCATTTTTAATTAGTTCTGTTTTATTTTCTTCACTCAAATTCATTAATGTTTCGATTTCGTTTCCTGATTTAACTTGTATTCCATAATTACCAATTGTATCTACCAATCCTGCTAATGGATAATATAAACATATTGCTCCACTCATCAACATCTCCATTGCAGTAATACAACTTGTTTCTGGAAAAGTATTTGTATATAACCAATACTCGGAAATACTCATTAAATCATATAATTGTTTTGTATTAAGTTTTCCATGATGAGTTATACTTGAATGCTTATTGATAATTTCTAACATTTTTTCATCTTCTTTATTTTTTGGAAAAATATCATAGCTGCATATATCTAATGTTGCATCTGGTATACTTTTAAGTAACTCTCCCCATAAGTTCAATAAAATAATCAATCCTCTATAACTACAAGATGACCATACAAATTTATTTTTTACTTTTGGTTTATCATATATAAATTGAGAAATATCTATTCCATTATTAATAATATTTATTTTTTCTTTTAAAAAGGGATGTCTTTCAACTATATTTGACGAATGCCATTTTGTCAAACATATTACATTGTCGATATACTTATTATATTCCGATAAGATGTTATTTATAGTAATATTTTTAACCTTAAAATTGATAAAACCAGTGCTGTCGTGTGCCGATAACAACATTTTATAACATTTTATATTATCAAATTCTTTGAAAAAAGATACATATCTAGATACAATAATAGAGTGAAATATTGTATTATCTAATAACTTTTGTAAATTACTATGATTAATATATTTGATATTACCGATTTCTTCCTCTTTTTGATCTCCTGCAATATAAATAGTATAATTCTTTGGTAAATTTCTAGTTAAATAAATAACCGCTTTTTCTGCACCTCCGATCGCTTTTTTATTCAATGTACTATCATTCCATAAAAAATTCATGTACCCAGTATAAATCAAAATATTCTTCGAGGAAGCATATTTACTATTTTTATCAATATTTTTTTTTTGCGGAGTAGTAATAATATTTTCAAGTATTTCATACTTGTCTGGTAACTGTTCTTTTATAATACTATTTACTATATTCCAAGCATTTTTTCTCTCTTTGAAGACAATTCGTGGATTCATTATGTAAGCAACAAAGTAATCCAAAAGTGATTTGTTGTCATCATCTTCTTTGAAATGGTTCATATAAAATTTTAAATTGTAGATTGTGTTACTAGAACTCCATGTATTATTAAGCAGCATATATTTACACGCTTCATATGCGGATTTATGTTCGTCGCAATAACATCCGGAAATGGAAGCAAAATAATGAAAATCATGATATTTCGAATAATCCAAAAATATTTTGTCCTTGGCGTTCCCTATTTTTACATGTTTAAATTTATTGTATAATGCTAAAACCATAAAATGTTGTCCTTTATTATAGAAATATGCCATGATTTTTACAATGCCTTCCAATCTCTCCTTATCGTAGGAATATGCCTTTGACCAACTGTCAATTGCATTTGAGTATTGTTTTAACACGTTGTAACAATCCCCTGCTCTAACACACGCACAATATTTGTATTGGGGCGAATAATCAAGCGTTAATGTTCTCTCGTACCATTCAATTGCCTTCTCCCATTTTCCAGCATCATTATAACTTTGTCCGCAATAATACGCATATCTATATTTTAACCACAAGTCGGTGTTCTCTTCTTCAAATCCTTTTTCTAGAACAAGTGCATCGTCTACATATTTATTCGGATTTTTACTTCGATCACCTAGACGCCGCGATTCAATATTATAATTTCCTAACAAATAAGCCCGAGACTTTATTGGATCAACGTTACGCAATAACTCATGCAATACACCAACATATTTCCATTTCATTCTATTCGAAATCAATATAGACCTATGATATGATACTGGGTTTCCAAATGGTAAATCATAGGCGTCTTTGTCAAGAGTTGATGGCAACTGCATATCTCCATGAATTAAATCATCCGCATCAAAAACGAAGAGGTAATCAGATTTATTGTACGCGTGTTCTAAGGCTTTTGTTCGATTGTGTCCAAAATCTTTCCATTTATCGTGAAATATTTCTCCCGATATTCCTCGCTCCTTAAAAAAATGTTGAATAATATCCACCGTATCGTCAGTAGAACCAGTATCAGATATTACCCAGTAGTCAATTTTTATGTGTTCCAATATATTTTTCAATGTAGAGGCTATTATATGGGATTCGTTCTTGACAATCATATTTAAACATATTGTTTTGCGATGGACAATATCTACCATTATATAATTATTTTACAATAATTTGTTTAAATAATTATAATAGATTATGCAGATTAAATAAATGATACATAAATATTATCAAATTAATATAAGTATAAATACATATACTCTTATTATATGTATTTAATTGTTGGTTGTGGACTAACAGGTGCTACTATAGCAGAGCGTATATCAAGTGAATTAAATGAAGAAGTTCTAATTATTGATAAAAGGAACCATATTGGTGGTAATTGTTATGATTATATAGATAAAGATACTGGAATTTTGGTTTGTAAATATGGTGCTCATATATATCGTAGCAATGATGCGTCTGTATGGAATTATATAAATCGATTTAGTGAATGGGTTAGATGGGAACACAAGGTATTATCCTATGTTGACAATAAATACGTGAGTGTGCCAGTTAATATAACAACTGTAAATGAGTTGTGTGGCGAATCTATACAAACAAGCGACGAGATGGATAAATGGTTAGAAAAAACGCAAGTTAAATATGATACTATTACAAATAGTGAAGAGATGTGTAAATCACGTGTAGGTAATGTGTTATATGATAAAATGTTTAAAAACTATACTTACAAGCAATGGAATAAATATCCAGAAGAATTGAATGCATCTGTGTTAAGAAATATTCCTATTAGAAATAATTTCGATTGTAGATATTTTGACCATAAATATCAAGCTCTTCCTAAGAAAGGTTATACTAAATTTATAGAAAAAATGTTAAATCATAAAAAGATTTCATTAAAATTAAATACAAGCTATAATGAATATATGAAAACACATAATAAGAGTGATTTTAAAGGAATTATTTTTACTGGACCAATAGATGAATATTTCTCACATTCTAATATTGAGAAATTAGAATATAGGAGTTTACAGTTTGACATTAAGAGATATAAAAATATGAATTATTACCAACCGAATTCTGTTGTCAATTATCCGGAATATAATGTTCCATTTACAAGAATTGTAGAGTACAAACATTTTTTGAATCAACAATCTAGTGATACTATTGTGGTTAGTGAAACATCTAGTGATATAGGGGAACCGTATTATCCAGTTCCAAATGAACGGAATTTAACATTATATAAGAAATACCAAAAATTGGCAGAATATGAAGAAACAAATAACCATGTATTTTTTGTTGGAAGACTAGCAAATTATAAATATTTTAATATGGACGAAGCAATAGCAAATGCATTACATTTTTTTAATGAAAAATTATTAAACAATGTTAAATAATAGGAAAATTAATACCATAACTACATTGCATCTAATATAAACTGCTTGTTTTTTTCTATTCTTGATTTATGAACAATGAAATCATCATCATCAATTATTTCATTTATTAATGAAAGTCCTTCATCATATCGTTTCGTCCAATAACAAGATACTGATAATTCGTCATTTATATATTTTCCATAGGTGGACGGAGTAATAAATAGTGAATACTTTTTTTCAACAGAGGCTAATGATTGCTGTTGAGCAAGTTTTAAATACTTATATCCTAATATTGTATTCGATTTATCATTGAAATATTTGCCTAACATATAATATGGTTCAGCCCGGTCTCCAAATATATCAATGGCTTTATTCATTTGATTTATAATACTTTCATCGTCATATTTTAAATGTGTCATACATCTCGCAATTCTCATATGTGATTCAAATAATTCTTCTATCCAAGTATCTTTTAGCTTAGTATATAGCGTATACCATTGAATTGCTTCTTTATAATTTTTTTTTGTGTCCATATAACTTTGAGCGCAATAAAAAACAGACCTACTGTTAATAGAATATGGGTCATCATATAATGTTCGAAAAAATTGTTCTTTTAAAGCAATGGCATCTTTTATATATTTTTGAGGATCTATATTTCTTATTCCTCGTTCTTCTGCATCTATCCATGTTTTATCACGAATAAAATATTGTGAGTGTTGTATATTCTTTTTATGTAAACATACTATAATATTATGAGCTACTCCAACATATTTCCACTGAACACGATTATTATATAATATAGTTGCTTTAAATGTAGAGGATCCCCTTTTTAATCTAAAGTAATATGCATCAGCTTTTGTATTATATAATTCATCCGTATTAAAATCTCCCATTAACCAATCATCCGCATCCAAATGTAATAAAAAGTCACTTTTATTATAACATCGTTCAAATAATAGTGATTTATTAATTTCGAATCCTGACCATTCATCCAACCATAGTTCCCCTGGTATATTTTTCTCTGTAAAAAAATCGATAATTAATTTACCTGTATTATCCGTGGATCCTGTATCACATATCACCCAATAATCTATATGTTTATACACACTATTCAATGTATCTATTATAACATGTTCTTCGTTTTTACACATACTTCCAAAACATAATTTTGGTGAAATATTATCTGGTTTGTCTAATTTAAATAATACACTCATTTATAGCAGATAATTGTTTTACTTTTATATACTAAGATTTTCTATAAATATATTCATTTATACTAGGATGGGATTGGCAAATGCCATTGGCATAATTATTATTCTAAAACGACTCCGTTGACCATATTGGCCTATTTATTGGCGGTAAGCACTTTCATCCTAGCATTTATATATTTTAAATATTCATCATAATCTTTATTATATTCATATGAATTCATTGTTTCTATCACTTTTGTATTGTCAATCTCATTATTTATTTCATTTTTAAAATTATAAATATGAATAATTCCTCTATAACCATTGGTAAAATTATAAACAGAAAAATCAAATTGATAATGTAATAATAAAAAATAAATAAACTTCCAAACATCACCGGTCCATGATTCTCCATACTTTAATATTCCATTGTTATAATAATGTTTAATCGGTACTTTATATTGCTCTCGTTCGTTCATAGGTAATACGTCATCTATTACGATAGAACCTTTTGGTGTTAAACAATTGATAGAATTAAAAAAATCATTATACACATATTCTAATTGGTGCATTCCATCTATAAAAATTATATCAAATAACTTATTATTTTCTTTGAAGAAAGCGTCTGATGTTTTCAATATGATATTCTCCTCTTTATAAGTGGGATCAGGATCAACCCCTACTTTTTTTGACATGTCTAATTTAATATTTTTAAATGTAATGCCATTCTCAACACCAATTTCCAAATATGAATTATAATTATATGTATCAATAATTGTGTTTACTACTTCATGTCTTGTTGTTAGAGAAGTATTATTCGTTATAAAATTATTATATAAATCATTCTCACTTTGAATAACTTCGTGTTCGCAATTATCATTTTTATATATCATTTTAAAGTAGTTAATAAGTTCTTCCTCTGAACAATCCGTATAAGAATAACATTTCATCCTGTCAAAACCGTGTGACTCTAATTTATGTTGCAGCTCTTCGTGTGTCATTCGATTACTTAACATCAAAAAATCATTTCTCTCGTTTTTATATAATTCTTTTAATTTATCTACAGTATCCATATTATCTATCGCGTCATTGATTATACAATATTGTTTGTCATAATTCATATTGATGCGTTGGTTCTTTTTTTTATGTTGGTATTTCTCTCCTCGTTTCCAAATTGGCGAGTGATTAACAATATAAATTTCATCTTCATATGCATTACATTCCTTCATTTTATTATGAACATTATATTTTTCATAAAACATAGGGCTAATGTACTTTGGTCCCAGACGATTAATTTCAGCATTTCGAATATTGGAAAAATTATTACCTCCATCATTCATATATTGAATATATTGTGCTTTATTATTTTTAACAACTTTGTATTTACTACAACAAGTTCTAAGAAGAATTTCATAATCATCGCAAATAGGCAAAAATTCCGAATAACTTTCTAGTTCCATTAGGACCGAACGCTTCCAAATGCGAGGATGATTCGGCAAACAAACCAGATGACTTAAGGTAATATTATTAATATTTGGTGTATTGTAAACATACACCCATTTATCTCTCACCTTCTCCATGTAATATCCACCATATCCCTTGCAGATAAAATCGCCATATTTAAAATTTTGCCCATCCCGATATAAATGGATAGTATCGGCATATACAAAACCGATATTTTCATCCGATTGAAAGATATTATAAGAATCCAATAAACAATTACTTAGTATTTCATCATCATGATCCATTTCAAGAATATATTTACCTCGACAGAGAGAAATTACCTCATTTTTAACATTTCCAATACTACCACTGTTTTTATCTCTCTTATACAATCTTACGCGATTATCAGAAGACAGCTTGTTCTTTAGAAATACAAAATGTTCATCCTCTGGTGTGTCATCCATAATAACCCATTCCCAATCAATTAATGATTGTTTTTTGATGGATTTGTAAGCAGTATCTATATAATCGTAACTTTTAAAGCAGGTTGTAAAAATAGAGAATACAGGGCGTGTTTTTTCTCTAATATTAATAACATTTGTTACATAACAGTAATTTACATTATAATTAAATTCTGCAATATTCGATATATCTGTTTTATGAAACCATCTCCCAGAAAATCTATGGGGTATTTTATCAGCAATAGAATTATGATATTCATCATAAGAATCACCATAGGTAACCAATAAATGATAATTTGGACTAAATAATTTATTTAAATCCTCGATACTCGATGTAATATGAATTGTACACATTAACGAATCCTTACTACTTTCTATAAAGCTATCAATATCTGAATACTTGTTATGACGAAATAATATAACAGATGGATACCTAGACATTTATTATATTATATGTCGTATTTTCTAAGTTAATATTATTGTAATCCAGTAATTTTTCCTTCCCTTCTTCAATATATTTTCTAATTTTATCATTAATATTTTTTATCTCATATCTATCCATTACTACATTTTTCACAAAAATATCTTTTATATGTATTGAATAATCCGGTTTATATACTTCTGTTATCCAATCATCGCAGTACCAATTGTCTATTCTTTTATCAAAAAATGTACCAAATATATGATAATGCGTTTTATGAACAAATGCATTTTCAATCACTGGAGGTGAGCCGCTAGCTATTCTACCCTTATAATTTGCCAAATGACAACCACCCACAACACCAAGATTATTATTGCTTTGTAAATAATGTATAAAAATATTTGTCCACGCATCTTCCATTATAATATCATCACCTATTTGATAAAAATAATCGTAATCTTGGTCATACGCCTTTTTAAACAGTGTATTCCATGCTTTAGCAGGCTTGTGTTCACAACCTTCTAATTCAACAATAACTATATTGACGGATTTATACATATCGGGCAATTGATTAATGCAGGATTTATAAAATGTATCTGTGCTATCATATCCTATAAATAGTGTATACGAATACGCTGTATCATACTGTGCTAGAAATGATGGTAAAAAATACTGAACAATAGATGTTGAGGACAAATCTTTATAATTTTGTCCTCGACTACAAACAGGTACTAATAATGCGATATTAAACATAATATTTATTTATACAAATAATTCTTTTAATATTTGTTTTTTGTCAAATATTTTAAGTTTACTAGTACGATCCCAATTACTATGAGAAATAATCAAACGATCATCCTCTACGACCAATCCCAATGAAAATTCTACTTTTTCTCCCTTATCAAATCGAAATAAATAAGAATATTTCCGTAAATCCAAGGTATTTTTGTCCAATACAATAAATAAATGATAATAATATCTTGGTTCGCCGTGCTCTACTACATGTCCAATAAACCATAACTCATCTTTATAAATTGTGCCATTGGTGGAACCTCGTACTTTCTTGAAAAATGGAGGCATTTCTTTTCTAGTTACTGTTCCTAATTGTATTTTCGCAAAATCATAAATAGTAAGTGGATACCATTTATAGACGACTCTCAACCAATCATCCTGCATAAATAATGCCCAGTTCTTTTCACATTTTGCTTTTTCAGGTGAAGTTATTTCGCTATAGTCGAGTGATTCTCCAGATAAATCATATACTCCTCCTGCCATAATTAATACATAATTGGCAGTTATGTCACTTTGCTTAGTTGATATATAACCAATATTCACTCCAGTATCGATTATCTTAACATCTTCCAAGCCTCGAATTCGACATTTTTTGTTAAATCCAGGGTCGAATTTCTTACAGTTTATTACATTGAAATCTTTATCCATCACCAATGCAATATTTTTTGTATTTACACTGTATCCATCAGGATAACTATAAGAACCGTTTGGATGAAGTGTGTAATCCACCAATCGCACATTAGTAAGATATCCGTCATTATAGGCGATGATGGAGGGAGTAGTTGCTTTAAAATCACCGTTAGTTTCTTCTTGTACTTCTTTACATAAATTTAAGACAACTTCTTTTTGCTCATATTTTTTAAGGGTTTTAACATAAAATTTATAATTAGCCAATAGATTATCCCTATTAAGCGCGTCTATATTCATTAATTTCATAAATATTGGTCGCATATCTACATTCCTATCAATATAATAAGCAATGATGGAAAACTCATAATCCAATAAATAATTATACACGTCTTTATGAATAAATAAAACATTGTCTGATGGATATGGAATTTCTTTAGCTAATTTGTAAAAAATATAGGATAGTTGTTGTTGTCCTTTAATTCTATAGTGTTTAACAATTTCATATACATTTTCAGCTCTTTTTGGATGGTAACCATATGCTTCTAACCAAGTTTTAATTGCTTCGGCTTCTTTCCCTGTTTTCATATAACATTTTCCTAATTCAAGACGACTATACCAATTTTCCTCAATCCATCCACCTATTGCAATTCTTTTTTTATAATTTTCAATGGCTTTTTCTAGATTCCCAGCATTTTTATAACTGTTCGCCAAATAAAAATAAGTTCTTTCATTCTTTGGATTTTCTTTTAAGTCTTCTTCAAGAAGTCTAATATCTCGTATAAATTTATCCTCTTTACATCCACCATCTCCAATATCATTGATTTTTATTGTACGCAAATGCTTTTCTTTTCGTGATCCCGTAATATCATAATATTCATGAGTAGAACCAACACACCGAAAATTTAAGGAAGTTTTAATAAGACGGACATTGAAATAGTTAAAGGTATTGGAGCCTTGTGCAAATGTATAAACATCCGCTGTCAATTTAGACTTATCAAATTCGGGATCAATAATAAGTTTCATATCAGCATCTAAAAATAATAGATAATCTGCCATATCTTTTGCAGCATTTAAAGCAACTGTTCTGTTATAACCAAAATTTTTGAATGGTTCTTCAATGATTTTTCCATCAATACATCGCATATCAAAGAATTCTTTAATAATTTCTTTGGTCATATCTGTACTTCCTGTATCACAAATACAATATGTATCAATGATTGGTAAAACGGTGGTTAATAATCTTGTGATAATTTTGGACTCGTTTTTTACAATCATATTTAAACAGATGGTCGGTGCTTTTTTTTCGGTTACTTCTTCGATGTAAAGTTTCATTTTATGAAAAATAACAATTAGTTTTTAAATAAATAATAAAAATCTAACATAATTATATCATGTCATTTACAAGATTTAATTATGACCCATGCCGCACAAAGAAGCTTTTAGAAGAATCTACAGGACCAGGACGATACATGCTCAATAAACCCGGTTGGGGTGATAAACCTTGTTTCTTTTCCGATCCTCAAATCCGCATGCAAGAATGGGGTACTAACCTTCGCAGAGTACCTGGTGGTGCACCAATTGATATAGATAGTGATCTTTTAGGCATTACAAGACCGCTCTCGAAAGATTGCACAAAAAAGGAGTTTCCTTTCGCTGGTGTAGTGTTCTCCATGAAAAAAGATTACCCTACTTGTGGACAGGAAATCACCTCCCAGTCTAGAGCCACACATCCCGCCTTTTTGTACAGAGATTTAGAACAATCGAATAGATATCCATTATTTTTGAATCCTCAAGAAAATGTATGTATGCCATTCCAAAACAATCTTAATACTCAACTTTTAGAACGCGATAGTTTTATTCCAAAAATCCCTTGTCCTATGAATAAATAAACATATTTTCTGTTTTAATTTAGTAAGAAAATATGTTGCATTATATATAAATGGCAGAAGTAGCAATTCCTGTAGTAGCTTTAGGTGCAATGTGGTTGATAAGCAACGACAAAAAAAAGAACGGAGTTTCGCAAGAAGGATTTGATAATGTTTCCGCACCGCAACAACGCGAATTAGTTGCGGGACATGTCAAATCTCACTTACCAGTAAAACCTCCTATAAATTATCCAAAACAAACTTATTCACAATTAACAAATAACACAAAATACTATCCTGCACCAAATGCAGCGACAGATAGATACTTCCAACAAAAGGTATATGAAAAAAAAGTAGAAGATGGTGGCGATCCTACAAATGCCGCAATTTTCCAATCACTGGCAGGGAATGAGGTACAAAAATGCGACATGAAACATAATAATATGGTGCCTTTTTTTGGGTCCAAAGTCACACAACGTACGACAGGATTTAATGGAAATGAAAGTTTACTTGATCAAATGCAAGGACGAGGTTCTCAACAAATAAGAAAAGCCGCACAAGCTCCTCTATTTAAACCACAAAAAAATATGGCTTGGGCTCATGGTACTCCAAGTACAAGTGATTTTATACAATCGCGCATGAATCCTTCTCGTAATATTTCAAATGCCAAACCTTGGGAAGAAGTAAGAGTTGGACCTGGATTAAATAAAGGATTTACTAGTGAAGGTTCAAATGGATTTAATGCCGGTATGGAAGCTCGTAAACAATGGTTACCAAAAACGGTAGATGAATTAAGAACAACAACCAATCCAAAAGTTACATTTGGTTTAGCAAATCATGAAGGCCCTGCACAAGGCATGTTTGTTAGAGGTCACGAAGGCCGTGTTGAAAAAAATAGACCAGATACATTTTATTTGAATTCACCTGATAGATGGTTTACAACAACAGGACAAGAAAAAGGTCAAACAAATCGTTCTGCTCAAGTTATGCAACCTATTAAGAGTAATGTAGGGCGTGAATATTTCGGTAATGGAAATGGTAATCAGGATGGAGCTAGTTTAGCAGGTATGGCTGAACAGAACTTTAGAAAGTCCAGAAGACCCGTTCTTGCTCCATTCGGTAAATACAAAGGACCTGCCTATAATCAAACTTATAAAGCTGGTGGCGATTCAACAAAAGATGACTATGGTAGAGGTGGGATGCAAGTATTGCCTAATTCACGCACAACAACTAGACAAGCTGACGAATTTGGCATCGTAAACGGATGGGTTCGTGCTATTACTGCACCCATTTTAGATGTATTAAGACCTTCTCGCAAAGAAAATGTAATAGGTAATATGCGACCAAATGGTAATGCAGGAGGAACTTATGGTGTTAATGAAGCTAGAGTGTGGAATCCTGCAGATCGTACTAAGACGACCATTAAGGAACAAACGATTGATAATATTAGACCAAATGGAAATCCTGGTGGAACTTATGGTGTAAATGAGGGTGGTTATTTAGCCGCCGAATATCAACCAGTAGATAATCAACGGGATACTACAAATTGCCCATATACTGGAGATGCGGGTGCTACGCCTTGGTCTACAGCTGGTCCTGTGTACAATGCAGCTTATAATGCAAATTTAAATCCAAATAAAGAAGTCTTGGAAGCGGCACAAGGGGATTATGAAAATACAGGAAGTATGTCTTTGTTTAATGACACTCAAAATGTTTCAGTAGGTAAAATTGGTAGTATTCAACCAGATCAATTAGTCCCTAATATGCCAAAACAAACGGGAAACATTACAACATATGGAGCAGTAATGGGGCGAAATATAAGAGAGACATCGCAGGATTGTCAAAGAAATAATCCAGATACGCTTAATGCATTTATTAATAATCCTTACACACAATCGTTATACAGTGTTGCCTAATTTGATATAACTTTAATATAAAAGTTATATTAAACATATTTATTAATTTATTAATATGACAGAATTAGATATACATCAAGATATAAAGGATAAATTAAAAACATTTATTGTGGAAAAAAAAATACCCCATATAATATTTTATGGATCTTCAGGCTGTGGCAAGAGATATATATTGCGTTACTTTATTACCAATATTTATAAAACGGCAGAAAATATCAAACGGTATGTGATGTATATTAATTGTGCACATAGTAAGGGTATTCGATTTATCAGAGATGAACTTAAATTCTTTGCTAAGACAAATATACATCTCCAACATGGTAATATATTCAAGAGTATTGTATTATTCAATGCTGATAAATTAACCACTGATGCGCAATCTGCGTTGAGAAGGTGTATAGAACAATTTAGCCATACAACTCGGTTTTTTATAGTTATTGAAAATCAAAATAAATTATTAAAACCTATTTTATCTAGATTCTGTAATATCTTTATTCGTTTGCCAATTATTGGCGGTAAAGAAACTAGTTTACATTTATATAAAAAAAGGTTTATACAAGCGAAATATAAAAATTTAATGAATAAACGAAATACTTGGTTAATTAATCAACTTGAGAAAAAATCTAATTATGCAACAATAGAAAAATGCATTGCCTTTTCTACGAAATTATATGAGAAAGCTTATTCTACTTTAGATATAATACAAATTATTTATAATAGTTCTAAAATTGAGAATAAAAGAAAATTTGGTATATTAATCTATTTCGATAAAATTCGGAAAGAATTTAGAAATGAAATATTATTATTATCTTTTGTCATAAATGTAGTATTTATGCGTCCGGAGCTATATTTAGAAAATATAAAAGAAATGTAAATGGACGATTATAATACATCTGTATTGAGCGAAGCAAAAAATGAATATTCAGCCAATCTTGTAAATATTCTTACACCATTATTAATTCAAGGTTTACAATCTATATTTAAAGAAGCTTGTTCTCTGTGTAAAGATAATGATGAATATGATAAGTATTTAATGACATTTCAGAATTTTCTTACCAGAGTACCAAAATGGAACCAAGAGCTTATTGATAATGAAACAAAAAGAATTATTCAGCAAAGTAAATGTAATTATTTAGAAGATTTATTGACATGTGTACATATAACACAATTGAAGGTATTAACTAGTATACGTGTGGCCACGAAACAAAAGAAAATTGATATTGATATACCCAAATTATCTGATTTTATTCACAAAGTATACATTAAATGTGCTCGCAAATGTTATAGCAATGTTTACTTATTTGAAACAAATATAGAACCATTAACACAGCAAAAGAATTTTCGTGAATGTGAAACTATTTGTAAAGAATGTATTTTAAACACAGTAAGAGAAAGTATGCCTGTTGAGAAAATCCTCAGAGCATATATGGATGAAACGACAGAAGAAGAAATAGTAGAAGAAGAAAGTGTCGAACCCGTTGAAACAACAGATGCTTCCGATAATTTACAGGAATCTATTTCTGCTGAAGTTAAAGAAGAAATTAAGAAAGCCGCAGACGCAATAAAATCAGGAGTAGATAATACCAAATCTGCTGTGGATGTCAAACCTGTTGTGGATGTCAAATCTGGTGATACTACAAAAGTATCCGAAGATAAAAAAGATGGTCAACTTAAATTGGAAATTGAAGAAACTATTAAAGATTTAGAGAATAAATTACAGACCGAAAAAGAAGAAATAAAGGCACCAGTTCAAATAACAACAGAAGTTGATGCAACACCTCTTGTTAAAACTAACACTATAACTTTTAATGATACAGACAGTGTTGTTAATTATAATAAAGCATTATCACCAAGTAACAATCCTCCAGCAGAAGATATTGTTGCACCAAAAACCATCGACAGACTAGAGAAAATTAGTCAAATTCGAAACGATCAAAGAAAACTCGACGATGAGGAAGATGACGATGAGGACAAATTGACTATTTTCAACGATGCACCTTCTTTAAAATTAGACGCTCTAGATGTACAAGTTTTAGATAATAATTTGTCACTTAAGAAACCACCTGTTTTAACAGGAATTGAAACTTTATAATGCGGTAAAATATTAATATGATTCTTTTGTCTTATATTAATGAATACATATACATTTGTAGGTGCTTTAGTAATCGCAGGATTATACTTACTAATGCGGTTTTTAGAAATGAGATTTATTATTAAAGAAAATAAACCGCTAAAAATTTTATTACGAGAGGCGGTTATGGTATATTTAAGTGTATTAGGAGGTGATTTCATTATACAACAATTAGAGCCATTAAAAGATATTGCTGGGACACCATCGGTTTTTACAACACCCCCTGATTTTTAATCGAATTTATATATATATATGGCAGAATTACTACAAATCAAATCAAACAGACATCGAGATAAGTTAGCGTCGGCTGCGATTGTAGCAAGAAAAATGGCAGAACAAAGAGCACGTAAAGGAAAAAAAACATTTGATCCATTGCACAAAGAGCTTTCCAAGGTACTGTTCCGACCTACCAAAAAGTACCAAAAAAACCAACCTTTAATAGGAAAAGTAGAAATTATAAACCCAGCAGAGATATTTAAAAAATCGATAGTGAAAACAAGCGCACCTATAAAAGGGTTGTCGAGAGCAAATCCAGATGTGCTAAGCCGCGACCTACGAGCCAAAAAACAAAATATAGAAAGTCAAAGAAAATATGAGGCTTTATTTTCACCTTCTTCTAAAGATAAAAGTCATTTGGATGTATCGCAGGCTGCACCTGGTAGAACACGTCGAAACCCAAACATAGGAGGCAAAAAGAAATACCGAAGAACACAAAAGAAAAGAAAACGCCGAAGAACACAAAAGAAAAGAAAACGCCAAAAAACACAAAAGAAAAGAAAACGCCGAAGAAGACGATCACATCAAAAATAATTTAATATATATGTGTTAATTTTCATTGATATATATTAAATACAGGGTAGATTCTTTAACATTAATCCGTGTGGCATTCTAGGAGGTATATTCTTACCTATTTCAAGGGGTTCATTAAAATTTCCATAATAACATGCGACGTGAGGGGGCCACTTATTATCTGTGCTTACAATATTCCACCAATCACTGACTATATGCCCTAATATATGGCTTCTTAGTAAAGTGGGATTGTCATTATATAACACTAGTGCATCATCAGCCAATAAATATTTATTACGCATATTTTCTCCATGACCTTTCATTGATTGAATTAATGAATAGAGTATATTATCATTTTTCAATTTTGAAACTTGTTTTAAAGATCGAAACCATACCCCTGTATTTTTAAAAGAATTTTCAATAGCCCATTGATTGCATTTTTCCGTAAATACTTCTTGTGTAGGAAGACCTTGTGTTCCATTTAAACAGTAACTACAATTGTAATTGTATTGTTCAGAACCATAAAATTTGGTACATTTTCTACATAAATATGAAAGAAGATATTCTTTTCCGTTTCGAAGTGGCATGATTGATATGAATAATAATTCATATTAATCTTTAAATTCAATTTTTAATCAAACTACCTATACTAAGTTCCAATAAATTTGCTTTATATGGCATCAATAATAACTCAGATAATACCAGATAAATAATTGAGCTATATGGTGAGTAATATGCAAAAATATATCCGATAATGGTGCTTATTATATCACCAATTATATTAATAATGCTATCTCCATCATAATCTCTGTATTTTTTCCTGTATTTTTTAATTATATAATCTGTATTTTCAAACATTTCCCATAAAAATTCGAAAATTATAGTTAGATATAAACCGTTTACAAAATCAATTTGCAAATATAGAAAAATAAAATAAAATAGAATCCCATGTGAAATATGACTAAAAGTATATATATCAATCAATCCTTTGCTAGAATCCCCAACCAACATATAGTATATTATTATAAATTAAAGTTCGGTTAATAATTGGAAGAAACAACTGTATTAGTAGCAGTTTGACTTAGATCTGTCATTTTATCTACATCTATAATTTTGGTTTTTTTACTTACTTTTTTACGGGAAACAATATATCTATTAAAAAATGGACCTTCTAATTGAGCTTGAGGTGTATGTTTATGGACAGTTCTCGCGATCATTTTATATAATTTGAAATCTGGATACCTTTCGTCGCCATTTTTCTTATATAATATATTTCGACCTTTATCATCTTTTGTCCATTCTACCATTAATTTTGCCAGATGATCCATTGGTTCAATATCATCTGGATCTTCTACAAAATAATCAAATAATGAACATGCTAATCTGCATAAATCAAAACTCATATTAGGTTCTAGTCTTGGTTTCTTTGAATTAAAATAAGGTTCACAATTGTATTGTGTAGCAGCGTCGCCTTTTGAATGATAACTATCACTGCAGATAGTACGACCTTTATATTTATAAATAGCTCGTCCAAAATCAATGATTTTAAAGATTTTTCCAAATGTCGGAACTTTATAATATGTTTGATTATATCGATAATATAAAAATTGTTTTTCTGTTTTTTTAAACATAATATTATTTGAATGCAGATCATTATGAGTGAAATGAAAAACTTTTTGATAAATGATTAACATCATAATAATTTGGAATAAACAGGCCCTCCATTCATCACTATCCATCTCATTTTCCTCATTTAATAATGAATCTAATGTTCCATCTAAACACTCTAAACATATTATTTGTGTTGGAAAATTGTACAATATACTATTGACTTCTATATCTGATCCAAAACTAGACATGGAGGAGGATCCTTCTTCATCTTCTTCTTCAATGTCATCATTGGCAGAAATGGAATCTTCATTATCTGTACATTTGGAATGTGTATTTGATGATCGCGAAGAGCATGTTGAATCAGTTTTTCTTGATTGATTGTGTGGTAAATCAAATTCAAAAATTAGATCGGGCAATGTTAGATTACTATTACTAGAAATATCGGATAAATGAAATACTTCTTTAAAATCTTCATTGTTAACCGAATCAACACTTCTATTACTAACATTACTACCAATATTAAGTTTTTTCTTATAATTTCTTGTATCAAAATCCACTAACATTCCTAGATCAATATTCTCAATTTTGAATTTTTCTTCTTGATTCTTATGAAAATAGGTTGAATTATGTAAATAATCTATATCATCGGCAACATTATAAACAAATTTTTTCTGAATTCCAAGAAATGAGCCAAAGAAATCTAACCCGTGGGGAAAATAGCAATTATGATATAATTGACTTGTTAAATAAGAAAAAAAACTATCCACATATGCAGAATTATTTGGATCAAGTACTTTTTTATGGCAAATATTTTCATTCAATTCTGGCAATGCAATGCGTTCTGTTTCCCCTAAATCTTTGTATTTTCCTACCATATATTTAACAGGATCCAATAATGGAGAGAATTTAAAAAAACATAATTTAGTCTCGTTTTTTCCATTGCCATTCACGATGCAATTAAATTTATTGCGTTTATCAGTTTTGGACAAATTAGTAATATGATATTCATGATTCAAGTTAAGATTCTTGTAATTAGATTCTTTAAGAGAAAAAAACTGTTTGTAAAGTGGGATATAATTTTGTACATTATAAATTTCTATATCGTTCAGAGAACTAAAAAACCCAGTATTATCATTTTTTTTATAATATAAATCAAACATTAGTGTTTATTGATAAAATTTATACTAGCTTTAAACTTATTTATTGCGTAAATTCATATTAATTTTAATATAAGTGAAAAATAATATGAATTTGGAATTAAAAAAGTTCGATATGAAAAATATCAAATTTAAATCGAATGAAACTCAGGGACCAGTCATCGTCTTAATAGGACGCCGCGATACGGGAAAGTCTTTTTTGGTAAAGGATTTATTATATCATCATCAAGATATTCCCATAGGAACTGTTATTTCAGGTACAGAAGCTGGAAATGGTTTTTATGCTAAAATGGTCCCTAAATTATTTATTCATGATGAATATAATACTGCTATAATTGAGAATATTTTAAAACGGCAAAAAATGGTTATCAAACAAATTAATAAAGAGTCTTCTGCATATGGAAGGTGCAATATAGATGGAAGAGCATTTGTTATTTTGGATGATTGTTTGTATGACAATAGTTGGGCTCGAGATAAATTAATGCGTCTCCTGTTCATGAATGGTCGTCATTGGAAAATAATGTTGGTGATAACAATGCAGTACCCTTTAGGGGTTCCTCCAAATTTAAGAACAAATATAGATTATACTTTTATTCTTCGCGAGCCTTATATCAACAATAGGAAACGTATATATGAAAATTATGCAGGCATGTTTCCAACATTTGAGAGCTTTTGTCAAGTGATGGATCAATGTACGGAAAATTATGAATGTTTAGTAATATCTAATAATGCAAAATCTAATAAATTAGATGATCAAATATTTTGGTATAAGGGAGATCCTCATCGAGAATTTAAACTCGGTTCTAAGGAATTTTGGGAAATGTCAAAAGATATCGGATCCGACGACGATGAAGAAGTATTTGATCCCAAAGCACAAAGAAAAGGCCCGCGAATAAACGTCAAGAAAAGTCGTTGGTAATTATACCCTATCACCAATTTTATCTATCTGACCACCCCCTAATCCTGCTTTATCTACCAAATTTTTTCTGTAAAAACTTTTATAGTCAAAGGTACAATTGTGGCTTTCCGCACATGTATGTAAATTGCAAAATCTCTTTTCACATTTACACTCAAAAGATGTAATGAGCAATTTTTTCTTACACCCTTTTAATTGACATCTTTTGGGAATTTTCTTCTTTTTTTTCTTTTTTTTCTTTTCAGCTTGTGTAATATCTTTATTAGAACTGTGTAGACTATTTTCAGTAATTTTATTATCAATAATGTTAGTCATTGGAGGTAATTTAGCAGTGAAACTAAGTTTTGGTTTATTGGTATTCATTTTATTATAATAAATATATAATTTTATAAATCAATTTTATAAAATTATTTAATCTGCTTTCTTTTCTGTGATTTCCATATCTACTTTATCTTCTTGTGCCGCTTCTTGTGCCGCTTCTTGTTCCGCTTTTTGTGCCGCTTTTTGTGCTTTATCTGATTGGCGTGTTCTAATGTTAGCACCTTCAAAAAGTTCTTTTCTGATGTCGGCTGAAGATACTTCTCCGTTTAATCCAGATTCAGTAGTATTCATATTAGCAACCCCAACTAAATTACCATCATTATCTATATTTTGTGTTAATTTATTGCCACTATCCTTTGCAATTTTAACATTTTCGGCAATAGCAGCACGTTTTGATTCTCTAACACGTTTTTCAAATGCAATTTTGGCTTGTTTCTCGTTCTGATTTTTCTCATGCATTAACTGATTCAATTCATCGTTCAAATGCTCAACACGTCCTGTTTTATATGGTTCAGGATTCCATGGCATCCACATTCCCACAGGTCCTACATATACATCATGGTTTGGATCAACCTCTCTAAGCATTCTACATCTCAATTCCGCTTCTTGTTGAGTAGGATATGCACCTCGTACTTTAAGACCTCTAGTACTAGTTTGAAAATTATATCTCTCCAAAAATTCCTGCTCTAAGTCATCTTCTTTAGCATCAAGGAAATTTTTGTAATCATCATCAAGAGTATTTTGAACCAGTTTATCTGATTCTGATTTAGTATATTCTTGAAAATCAGCCATAACTTTATCAAAATCCAAATTATACTTAAAAGACATAAAATTTAGAAACTGTGTAAATTTCTGGGTTGATTTAGTAAAATCCCAATATTTTAGGAATTCTTGAAAATAAAACAATTCTTTCTTTTTAAGAATTTTTTCTGGAGAAACAAAAGATACACAAACGAACTTCTGTCCTGCAATTGACTTATCTTCCTCTAATAAATCAACATATTTAGGATTATTAACTCCATTAGACAAAAATTGATTTTCATAGCTATTTTTATCTGCCATTATATTTTATTTTTAGTTATCTTATTTTAAGTTTTTTTATTATTATATATATATTTTTTTTTCTTGATGAATTATATAAAATGCTCGGACAATTGGGACAATTATTAGACATTGGCGAACTCGTCAGACGCATCGTTAAATACGTTGTTGAAGGTATTATGGTAGCCATCGCTGCCTATGCAATTCCAAAACGTCAAATGAACTTGGATGAGGTAATGCTTATTGCTTTGACTGCTGCAGCAACATTTAGTATCTTAGATACCTATGTACCAAGTATGGCTGGTTCAGCGCGATCTGGAGCCGGATTCGGTATGGGTGCAAATCTTGTTGGTTTTCCTCGTGTTTAAGTAACTAGTTGATATTTTATATAATCATATAATTTTTATTGTATAATAAGAATTATATTGTTGGAATAAATTCCCATTGCAATTCTTTACAAATTTTTTTCCAAATATCATCTTGTTCAATGCGTTTTACAGGATCCTTTAGCATTGGAAAAAAAGATAAGAATTGATTCTCGCCTAGTAGTTCGCACATTTTATATAGCACATAATAATAATTTAAAAAATTCACTCGATCATCTGGACAATGTTTAGCATAAGGCTTTTGTATATCCATAAAAAGACAACATAGAGTTTCTTCTAATCGAGGTTTCATAATAGGAGGTTTAATACCTAATTTATCTTTAATAAACGGAATATGTTCGTAATATTTATTGTATCCTAATTTTTTTAAAATATCCTTCGCTTTTTTATTACTCATTTGTGCCAATGTTATCCTCTCTTTCTTTATTTGCAATCTAATATTTTCAAGTACTTCATCGGGAATTTGTGTAGTCTCTTTTGCTTGAAATTGAGCCAATATCTCACGGAAATGATTTATACGCTTATAAGCATAAAAACATACCTCTTTAGGTGGTTCTTTATATGATGGTTTTTCATGTTCTATGATAAAATTAATTTGATGGGAACAAACTTTACAAATCATTACACCTTCTGATTCTACTGGAATTAATTCACCACTGCATTTATCACATACTTCATGTGAATGGAGATAATCGTTTATATCCAAAAAAGATTCATCAATATTATTAAGATATTTTTGAGTATTATTTACTTCTTGTTTTTTAGATTTTGTTTCATTATGTTTATTAAAAAATGAAAACAGCACCTTTGTTTTACTGTCATTTCCATCTGCTAATTCCTTTTTTTTTTCATAGTAATCAAATACATATTTAGAATTATCAAGTAAATAATTTTTGCGCTCTTTTTCATATTTGTTAATTTGTTTTGTATGCTGCCTAATTTTATCTTTTAATTCTAATGTTTCATCGATCGACAGATTTTTTGTTTTTAATTTAGTCTTATATTTTTTTCGTTCCTCCTTTAATTTAGGTATTATTATATTCTCATTTTTTTTAAACTCTATCATCTTTTCCTGGTGTTTACTATCAACGGTAACATTAGATTTTTTTGATACCAATATTTTTTTATTAGCTTTTGGTTTAAAGGCAGGCATTATAGTATATTAATTTCTTTTATTTAATTATATATTTTGTTAATATTCCAAATAAAGTTAAAATTATATATTACTTTTCTCTCCAACATTTAATGGATATTGACAAAGATATCAATAATACTATGCAAATTGATGCTATTAAATTACATAAGATGGCATTTCTTTATAATGCTTTAGAAGAAGGATGGCGGATAAAGAAAAAAAAGGATATGTATATTTTCACAAAAAATCATGAAGGAAAAAAAGAGGTTTTTTTAGATAATTATTTAAAAACATTTTTAGAAAATAATTTCGATATTAACAAAATTATAAATCAAATATAATTAACAAAATTAAACGAAAAATAATGTTAAATTAAACATTATTTTTTTTGTGACTGACCATAACTTTTAATTAATTAAAATTAAAATGAAAATTTTTTTTTCTTTAGCAATAGTATAACAAAATGGGAGGAGGATTAATGCAGCTCGTTGCCTATGGCGCACAAGATGTTTATCTTACAGGTAATCCACAGATTACTTTCTGGAAAGTTACCTACCGCAGACACACCAACTTTGCTATGGAATCAATTGAACAAACATTTAACGGACAAGCCGATTTCGGCCGCAGAGTCCAGTGCACTATCTCCAGAAATGGTGATCTTGCATACCGCACCTACCTTCAGGTCACTCTCCCAGAGATTGGCCAAGAAGGTTGTTGTGGAACAACCACGCCGTGTGATAAAACATACGCTCGTTGGTTAGACTACCCTGGTGAGCAACTTATCTCAATGGTTGAAGTTGAGATTGGAGGACAACGCATCGATAGACAATATGGTGATTGGATGCACATCTGGAACCAGCTTACCCTTACCGCTGAACAAGAGCGCGGATACAACAAGATGGTTGGACAAACTACCCAACTTACTTACTTGATCGACCCATCTTTTGCTGATGTTGATAGTGCCTGTGCCGCAGCCACTGTCCCAGCCGCAGTATGTGCCCCTCGTAATGCACTTCCTGAAACTACACTTTACATCCCACTTCAATTTTGGTTTTGCCGTAATCCCGGACTTGCATTGCCATTGATCGCACTTCAGTACCACGAAGTTAAGATTAATCTTGAGCTTCGCCCATCAGATGAAGTTCTTTTCGCTGTAACTAGCTTAACTGGAACCCAAGGAGGTGGGAGTGGTCTTGGTACTGCTGGTACAGCAGTAGGACAATCTGTCAAAGATGGAGCTGCATACCAAAAATCTTTGGTTGCTGCATCCCTCTATGTTGACTACGTTTTCCTTGATACTGATGAGCGCAGACGCATGGCACAAAACCCACACGAGTATTTGATTGAACAACTTCAATTCACAGGCGATGAATCTGTTGGATCTTCATCCAATAAGGTTAAACTCAATTTCAATCACCCTTGTAAAGAGCTTATCTTCGTTGTTCAGCCCGATAAAAATGTTGACTACTGTCAATCATTTCTTTCAGATCGCGATTTGAATGCTGCTCTTGGTGCACAGCCATTTAACTACACTGATGCTTTGGATGCACTTGTTCCATCTTTTGGTGCCTTTTCCGGATATGAACAAATTGTCGGCGGACCAGGTGGTCATAACCAAGGATTTATTACATCCCGTGGTCTCTTTCTCGATCCAGGAGCCGATGGAGCAAATATTGTAGGATCCCAATGGGCGGATGTAATGGATACTAATTGCTCTGTTCCTGCACTCAATGTTCCATTCCCATCTTCAAATATCCCAGACTCTGAAGTTTCAGATGCAGGTGCATTCGTGCTTGCTGAGACAGCACTTAACATGCATTGTTGGGGACAAAATCCAGTTGTCACTGCCAAACTTCAACTTAACGGACAAGATCGCTTCTCTGAGCGTGAAGGAACTTACTTTGATTTAGTGCAGCCATACCAGCACCACACCAGAAACCCAGATACTGGAATTAATGTTTACTCGTTTGCACTTCGCCCTGAAGAGCATCAGCCATCAGGAACTTGCAATTTCTCTCGTATCGACAACGCTACTCTTCAGCTTGTTCTTTCCACCAATGCCATTGGAGGAGACGATACTGCTAAAGTCCGTGTGTACGCTACCAACTACAATGTCCTTCGTGTCATGAGTGGTATGGGTGGTCTTGCATACTCCAACTAAGCGTAATAGGCTTATAATAATCTTTATTAAATTATAATTATTTTCACTAGAAAATTATTATAAAAATATATAATATATGGAATTAGAGCAAATCATTATGGTAGTATTAATATTAATTATTGTTTACATGTTATTACAAATGTCGCAACAAAAAACACAAACTGATCGTGTTGTTTATTTACAATCCCCATACATTGGACGCGGTTTTGGACAAGGACCAATGTGGCGAGGACCGAGACCTGGTTGGAGACGAGGGCGCCGTCGTTTTTGGTTTTAATTTCTAATTAAATAATATAATGAAAACAGAAAACATTCTCATTATATTAGCTTTATTCGTAGTAATTTTCTTATTATTTAGTAATTTATCTGCAACAACTCCAACAACACCTATTGTATTTCAAACTCCATCTTTTTTATCACCTTCTATTGGTAGAGGCCCACGTCCTTGTCCTTTCCCTTTTGGATGTGGAGGTAAAGGAAGACCCGGAAGAGGGGGTTGGTTCCCAATGCCTATTCCAGGTGGCCATGGTGGAGGTGGTCATGGTGGAGGTGGGCATGGTGGAGGTGGTCATGGTGGAGGTGGTCATGGTG